AATATATCACTTTGCCGAGCATCGTTGGTGGCTTCATTGGTAACCACTGTTCACGGAAGTCTGTATATGCAAATGGGAACCGGTCACGAAGTTGTTTCGCAAACCCGGCTCCCATTGCACCACGACAGTTACACCCATGTGCTATTACATAGTGGTTGTCAGCAAACAAGTCTCTGTTTATGTACACAAACTGTGTCATATTGAGTCCAATAGGTCTTCTATAGAGATCGGTGTGTACTGGCGATGCTCAACACAAACATTGACCCACGGCAACGGTAGTTTGTTTTGGTGAATGTGTCCGTGAATATTAACACCAGTACTACCGGTTCGGTATGCAAATGACGACTCGTGAAGCGGGAAGTGAGTCAGCACAACCGGCCGCTTGAACTGTTTGCCGCCAAACTGTCTCCAAGACATTACCTTCTCGAAGTATGGGTAGTACAGCTTTGCTTCATAGTCGTGGTTGCCAAGAACTAGCCGCTTATGGCCGTTCAGTTGTTTGGCAAACTTCTCGATGTTGCGGGGATTACCAAATGTAAAGTCACCAAGGTGGTACACTTTGTCATTTGGCATTACGACGCGGTTCCAATTATCGATCATTGTTTGGTTCATATGATCGACGTCTTTGAAGCCCGGCCGTACGTGCTTGCTAACACCGTTGTCGTCATAGACGAACGACAAAATGTTAGCGTGTGCGAAGTGTGTATCGCTGATTACGAAGATGTTAGACAATGTGTTTCGCTATATGTTGTATAAGTTTCCCGGCGGTTGCCCACCCGAACAGCCGCCACCACGAATGCAGGGCTACAACGGTTTCGTGCTCTAGTTTGTTGAGCTCAGAATCCAGTGCAAATCGCTGGAGGATGTTCCCTGGCTTGACATCAGTCCCATCTGCTTCCATCTGCTCGACAATCTCTTTTGTCACGTTGTATAGTGCTGCAGTCTTCAATTCGGGAGGAAGGTCTCTCCACCACTGCTGATAGTATTGCAAGTCCATTATTTGTCATCTCCAACAAAGATTAGTAGTACAGCATTCGCAAGAAGGAATAACAACCCAAAGAAAATGTACCCCCAGTACAATAGATATAGGCCAAAAAGTCCAAGGCCAAACAACGGAATCATTGCAACAAACACGAGAACAATATATGCAAACGTGTACGCAATTGCCATCAATCCTGCAATGATAACAAGAACGACTAGCAATGCCAGATCAGTTAGGTCTTCTACCGCTTTCATAGTTTTCTTTCCGTAATATTATCGATGGCGCAATAAACAGCGTTCCAGATTACTGGCGCTAATGTAAGTCCATTGGCAGCCTGAGCAGATGAGGTCACACCTCCCTCTCGTGGAATTAATTCTCGCATAACATCAAGCCGGGTGTCTGAGTCACATACAGCTTCCATTTCCCGTGTTTCGATAATCTTTAATCGTACTGCCCATTGGGAGACATTGCGGGTGCGGACAGCAATCATCAGTTGATCATCGTTAGTTTCGAGGTGACCACAAAAGCAACTGGAGTGTCTTTTGGTGACAAGATCATTCCAGTTGCACGAACTCTTCCTTGTTCGACATATGCCTTGACCTGCTCCCACGTGGGGAAAGCAGCATCTCGGGCATTGCCGTATAGACCGACAAATCGGAACATTCATGCCGCCTTTCGAAGGACATTGATCTCATAGGGGGGGTCGACGAACTGACCTGCACCGTCGATCACAACCATCTTTCGTGCACCATTGCGAATCAGAGCACTGTGATGCGTCAGGCGGTGCTGAATGAAGTTCCAGCAGTCAGCAGCAACCGCAGAACGATAGAACGTCCGCTCGCTGTAGCAGATCTTGTCGTCGATTTCAACTACGTTGTACATCTGTGCTCTCCCTGTCGTCATCATATCTGTAATATACCATGATCACTGTGATCAGTCAACAACGAACTTGTGGCAGATATCAATCGGTTAGCGGGTATGCTAACTGACTGGCAGGACTGGGAGATTTCGTCGAGAGAACTACTTGATGTCTATTACACTAGTTCCGTGTATAGCACGAAGTGTTGCGGTTGGGTAACTACGCTTAAGCCCGGACAAATACTGTTCAACGTATTGTGTGCCGCTAGTAGCTGACACTCTCATCAACGTTAACCACATCCCCGAGCGGGTCAGTAGTTGTATCTCTACGTAATCTGTACTGTCCGGCATAGTCACCTCATTGTTGGTGACCTATTTAGTGTTTGCGCCTTTGATACGATTAATAATTATTTGGCAATATGGAGTTGGTTCTTTCTGTTCACGACAGATTGCTCTATCGCCTGCAGATATCATAGTACTTGTTTGATGTGCGATCGCTAATATACTTAATACCACAATAACAAGCCACAATATTGGCAATGGATTATACATTGTGTTTCCTTAGATGTTCTACCAATTGATAGTGAATTATTCCAATGGATCGAGTTGCCATGTAATCAAGGACTGTGCCTAATACTTCCTTGTGAGGAAAATCTTCGTTTTCCACAAGAAGTTTTTTTATTGTAGCAGTAGCAAGATGTGCTTTAGTAATGTTTTTGTAAGATTGCATGATTCAATCCTTCTCGGACAGGATGATTTCCAATGTTCTCGTGACCAAAAATAACGTTGAATCCGATTGCATCCTGAATCAGCTGATACATCCGACCTTGATTAACTTGTTTTGTTGACCGCAGTGCATTATCGGTTTCAGTGGCCGGCTTGACATACGTATGCCATCTAATTCTCTCTCTGGTATCTCCTATCCAACTGTTCATTTTGTTGTTATCTCACCAATCATAATAAGTGGGATAACCCACAAGACAATTGCGGCAACGACAATAACAGCAATTACGCCAATTGCAAACGGTCCACCATCAAACTGTTCGTTTTCGTCGTTCATTTTTTGTCCTCAAGGATAGCCTTTAGTGCAAAGTAGATATCAGTGTCAATTTGGAATGTGATTCTTGTGTGATGATCAGCATGTTCTTGCATTTCCCGCGTTACGAATTTTGTTTCAAGGATTGACATAATGTCCCAACACACCTTCGCACAATTAACAGCTGTATTACTACGCCGCCTAGTCGTTGAGTCCTGATTCATGTCGATTCTGCCACTCTTGCATTTCTGCAAGTTCGTTCAATATCTCGGTATATGTGTTGCGAGCTTGCTCGAGGAGATCCGGGACAGTGATATCAAACCACTGAACAATCTCTGCTTCTGACCAGCCACTTTTGATTGGCGGGTAGCCAAAGATTGTGCGGTACGTCGAAACAAACTTGTTCCATAGCTTGTCGTTGACAACAAAGCATGGTTGGTCCGATGGGTTATCGAAGCTCATGTTGATCCTCAGTGCCAATGCTCTACCTTACCACACTTTGAACACCGCTTCCGGCGTTCATTCGGGTTAAACCAGTTGATTTCATATGACCAATCATGTGCACACCGCAGCTGCCTTAGCCATCTTAACATGTTAGTTTCCTAACCAGAAGAAGTATCGATCTTTCTTGAGATGCGCTCGCCCGGCCCGGCGGGAAGTCCAGCTGCGATCAAATTCAATCCGACGGTAGTTCCATGTGATGTTGCGGTTGCTAGTGTCGGCGAGAGCTCTTCGTGCAGTATAACCAATCATCGCCTTATTTTTATGTCTCGCTCCGGCGCCGAGTCGATACCGCGGCCGCTCAGCTCCAAACCGCCACCTCGCGTCACTGTCCGCTTTGCACCAACATAGGTACCGCTTTGCGCGGGTCAAGATCGGAATGTAAATTGACATTGCTGGCGTCCTCTGTGATCGTGATTACATCATAGGACAATTCGGCCGTCTTGTCAACGGCCGAATTTCTTTATTGATCAGTAGGTTAACTGTCTCACACCTTCTCCGCAAATTTGACAGCCTGCTTGAGAGCAGCAACCTTCCGTTCGCGGTTTGGACCGTACCAAGCAGACTGCAGTCGAGTTTCCGGCGCATGACCAACAAGATGGTCGATTGCGAACGTTGCGCTGTTGTAAGCCTGCCACCAAGTTCCCTTACCAAACTCAGATCCCGGCTGGGTGTCGATAACAGACATTGCAAGCTTGGCAGGACGAGAGATCTTAATCTCATCGGTATCATTTCGCTTCTTCGACATCGTCGGGAACACAGTAGCGTAGTATTCCTTCAACCCATCAACGGTGAACTTCTTACGAGAGATGAACTCTGCCATCTCCTTGTAATTGTCCATGTTGCTCTTTGTCATCTTCAGAGTTGTTTTGACCAGCTCGGGATCAAACTTCTTTCGATGATTGAGACGAACAGAGAGATTGTTCAAAGCAGATGCATTCAGTGCGAGTGTCAGTGTGTTGTTGCAGACGACGCGGATTGCAGTGAATCGGATATCAACACATCGGCCGTAGTAGTGCGGATTGCTGAATAGCAAGTACGCATCGACCTGATCTTTGCCCTTGAACAACGAGAACGACTCATTGACCTTGGCAAGCGCCCATACAGTAACTGGGCCATGGTCCGGATTTGTTGCTAGTGACCCGGCAACGTCCATTGACATGTCACCTGCGGCAACGAACTCCGACATGAAATCAAACTGGTCACCGTTCTGTACCGGCTGCCAATCTTCACTGACGGTTGTCAATACTCGCTGATCGGACTTGCGGATCAGGACGTGCTGCTTTGTAGGAAATTGCTTGTTGTTGACTTTGAAGTACGTTGGGACAGACTCAACTTCCCAATCGACACCGGCTTTCTTCATCATCTGACGGGGAGTCAAATCATTACTGACCTGTACACCAAGACCATGCCAAGGTGTCTCGCCGGCCCATGCGATAGTTTCAACATTGTGTGACATTCAAGTTCTCCGTTGTTTTGATTATTGATCTTCCCTTACTTTTTTGGAAAGATCAACAGAAATTTTGACAAAAAAAACAGCAGGTTAGCTTTCGCTAACACTGCTGCAGTCAGGGAGTAACTTGATCAGTCCTTGGCAACAGGACCCTCGATAGCAAGCCGCCACGCAAGGATCTGCCACAGCTTGAGACCACGAGCTTTAGCAACCTTCGTCGGCGTTGCACCGAGCTTCTTGAGGTCAGCGAGGACTTCCTTCTTGAATTCGAGTGTGTACTTGACCTTGCGGGCAGTCGGTCCGTTTAGCTTCCGGCGCCAATTCTGGACCTTCCACTCAGGAAGATCATAGTCCTTTGCTACATCAGCAACCGAGCGCGTTTTCAGCTGTTCGACAACTTCCTTCATCTGGTCGGATGTAGCTTTCGGCTTGCGATTGCTCACTGGCTTAGCCTTTTTTGCAGCGTTCTTTGTTGGTGCCTTACTCTTTGCCTTTGCGGCTTTTGCTTTCTTCCCCTTCTTCGGTTCCTGACCAAAATTCGGCTTGCTTTCGTCGTACGTAGCACAATCGATGATTGCCGGCAGCTTCGACGTTGAAGACGGAATCACTTCGGTATCACCGGAATAATCCTCGACGGAAGGTGCGTCTTCTGCACGCGGAACAACGAGGATTCCCAAGTTGTTACGAACGAGGTTCGCCGGCGGGAAAAGCTGCTTGGATTTGTTGGTAGATGTCTTGCTCTTACTCATAGTGTAGGTCCTTTGGTTGTTCACATCACTGTAGTTGTACTATCGCGGATCGGGAGGGGAAAGTCAACTAGCTATTTTTCTGTTGTAGTTCAATTAGTTAGGCATGTACACAACGTACCCCAGCCCAAGCTGGTCTTGGCTCGCGCCTCTGAATCCGAAATCTGCACCACGGTCCAAATAGACCGCGGGACATTTGGCGCCATACATGAATCGTCCGGAATAGTCATAGCGGATCGAGTCGCCGAATCCTTCACGCTTCGCTTTTGCAACGAACCGCTTCTGACGCTCGGTAAGTGTATAAGATGGCTTAGATTTTGACATCAGCAGAGTCCTGTTTGAGTTGTCATATTGCTATAGTAGCATAGAGGCGCCAGGAAGTCAACTAGCATTTAACTGATTGAATTATGTATAAAATTGGTCAGCATCTTCTACCACAGAATCTAGCTGGAGATACACCGCTATCAGCAAGTCGCGAATCTCACCTAGACGATTTATTCCTGTCTCATTACGATGAACGATTCCGTCACTTTCGACGTATGTTGCCTGATCACAAGCATTAACCGTCGCTGAGAAAACATCTTCTTGCTTCTCTTGCAACTGATGTAACAATGATACTCCGTTGCTTTCTGACAGTCTAAACATTGTCGACAAACTCTTGTAATCGATCGAAGATCGTTCTATATGAACGGAGAGAAAGCTCCCTAGCAGGAAACGTTTCTGTGTACAGATGAGCTGCTGTCGTACCATCTAGATATTGACATGATTTATCATATGTTGTTTTCTTAATTAGGTAGTTCAACTTCTCTTCAACACGTTGGTCTTTCATTTAAATACCTTTTGCATTGTGTCAATGATGGCGAAATCTAAAGTAGCACCAATCATGGAGACCCTAACACCAATCTCAATATTAACATTACCGCCCCATTGAAGTGTATCAGAATTTGCTGTTGCTCGATAGCAATTGAATTCGATCACCGCTATCTTTTCTTCGGCGTCAGCTGGGTTGATTCTCATTTGAAATATCCGCATCAATTTGTCTAGAGATACTTGCCAACATATCATGCGCTATATGCATCGTAATGTCCCAACAGATGCTGCTTACATTACGAACTGATTGTTTGGCGGCGAATACCTTCGATGGATCAAACTCAACAGCCTTTTCGGTAACTGAAAAACAAACGTTTTCAATAAACTCAGTTCGGATGTTACATGGTGTTTTCGAGAACGACGTCATCTATTGAATCCATAATTGTCCAACACAACGTAGGCATAGAAGTGTCCGTTTGTTCATATACAATGCTATAAACCTGTTGTTCGATGTATGGTTGAACACTCCATCGAGGATTATTGGGATATTGCGCCGCGCGTTGCATCTCTCGGACAACAGTCTCCATCCGCTCGGCAGATTTGATCACTAGTGCCAGTGTGCTACTTAAAGTCAAGATCATAAATTCCTTCATCATACTTCAATCTGTCGTCTCGAATTATTCTGGTTATATGTTGATCGGCCGCATTTTGGGTTAACAGAATCGTTGCATAATCCATACACCAGTCGGACACCTTCAACCGTATAGTAAGGTCAACGCGTAGATCAACTTTACTTTGTATTTTGTTATTATATGTGTCGAGACCCCTTGGCATTCGTTTATTCATATACATTGAAATCAGTGACTTGTAGTATCAACGATCTTAATGGAACAAGTGTTACTGCGGTTGATCTTAAACCTTTAGTGGTATACATATTTGATAGCCACCTCAAATCCCCTCCAACACAATCATATGTCTGCAGCCGGCACTTAGTTTCGATGTCCCGTATCAATCGCTTTGGTTCAGTCTGACAGATCTTATTTACTAATTCTGAAGTACGCATCGTCGAGCAGCCTATTTGTATTTGTGTTGAGAATTGTCTGCATATGCTCATGCTCAAATTGTATATACTTGAAAAGAGCACTCATATTCAGTTCATAGTGTGGGTAATCGATGCATCTGTACGTATGTGTCAGCGTTGGTTGCTGGCAGTTCGTCCATATAAGATCGGTAACCAATTGAGACGGTATTGTCATAAAACACTAACTTCCCTATAGGCAGCTAATTCAATATCCAAGAATAATTGCAAAGTAAATATTTTTGTAGATCGTAACGCGTTGCGTGCCCCGTCCTCGACCGGAAATGATGTTGCGGCTGCGGTTCGCTTTTCGACGATCTGTGCAACGTCATCTGTACGTATGTGAGAGCGTTCCAAAACACAGTCGTCGGGGATATATGTGTCCATGATTTCAGTCATAGTACAAATATCCCCGAGTGAGTGACAAAAGTCAACAGGCACTTAACCGGTTGATACCCAGCGATATCCCAGTACCCGAGACGCCGGATACACAGAAACCGCGACACGATTGCCATGATTACCTGATATCAGAATTGGGTTGCCGCGATTGTCATATCCTTTGACAATCCCAACATGGCCACCGCCTTTCCTTGTCAATACGGCAACGCAATTTGTACATCCTTTGGTAGCAGGAGTACCACGATGCAAATATGACTTTGCAGTCCTGTCTGTTCCAGAGTGGGTCAGTTTATTGAGAAAATCCGCACACCACAATGTTGACGGCAGACCTAGTTGTCGAGCGCCCATTCCAATGAACTTTGACGCAGCTGTTATCAAATCTTCTCCGGCAGCAACAACAACTGAAACCGGATTAGCAGGCTTTGGTTTATGAACTCGACGGGGGCGGGCATCAGCTGCAGTTGCAAAACAGACAACAGCGATGACAGCCAGAACTTTGATTCTGGTCATCTCGATATCCTTGTTTTTGGTTAGAGGGTTGGTTACTCGGGGAACACTATTGACTGCTTGCGTAGGTGGTCGGTATATCTAATGTATAATCCGTACTCTCTTCCATACGCTTCGATCTCCCATGGGAGATCCCAGTATTCAGTCTGCTCGCAATTGACACTTTGTTTGTTCCAACGAACAACGTCAGGGTTGCGGCGATGGTCTTTCATTTCTCCATTTGCAAATTGCTTGACATGAACCATCTCATGCGCTAGCGTCAAAAGCTGGTTCTTTCTGCTAAGATTACTATCAATCCGGATTGTAAATGTACGAGGTGTTCGGCATCCATCATCATAACATTCTGTTGATCCTTTCAGTCCATCATCATTGTTATTTGCAATCAGGATGTCAATCGTTTTGATCATCTTAGGTGACATCAACATCTCGGCAAACCACTTTGTTGCATATTTGATTTCGTCCGCAGAGATCTTGTCGTTGTTCTTTCTAACCTTAATATGCATTATAGTCAGTCCTATCTGTTATGAATACCCGTTTAACTTGATCTGCATATTCGATTCGTTTCTTAACATATATCGCTGCACGATCGTTATCAATAGCAATAATCACAACAATTTGTGGTACAAGCAACTTATAGATGCCCTGTGCCATAATGCTATAACATGTCGCTTGTAGAAAGTAGTCGTTGATCATCTCCTCTGGTTTCTTCCATCGCGCAGTCTTGAAGTCGACTATTGATGGTGTTCCATCCCATTTGCAAACAAGATCAGCTGTCCCAGCAGTCTTCAGCAAATCGCTGTATAGTGGCAGTTCGATTCCATATACTTCTGTTACATGTTGATCAAGATGCGGTTTGATCTGGTTAAACGTGTCAATGTTGACTGGATTGACACCATCTAGGTACTGTGGATCGTTACTGACGTACTTCTCACATATTGTATGTATTGCGGTACCGCGTACGTTTGCCTTCCTAGTTATCTTGTTCGCTTCGTCTGTTCCTACTCTCGCTCTCCATTTATCAAGAGCCGCTTTCTTCTGTGGATTACGAGAAAGGATTGTTGTCACCGATGGATAATAACGACGATCAGGGGTGAGATATCGTCTCCCCCCTGGATCACTGTCGTCTCGAATCATCTTAATTGGTTCGAGTAGTTGCAACTCAAACATTACATTCTAGATAGTGGGGCGATTGCATTGCTATCCTCCAATTCATTTCGTATCATAATATATTGCTTAACCAATCGCGAGCGGACAATGTCCTCTGGTTGAAATTCAACGAACTCAAATGAATTCATTCTTTTGATGATCTTGATGAAGTCTGCAGTACCAGAAGTCTCTTTTCCGCGTACGAGATCGGTCTGTCGCAAGTCGCCGCATATGATGATCTTGCAATTGACACCAACTCGAGTCATTACTGTATTTAACTCTGGTGCTGTCATGTTCTGGCATTCGTCAACAACCAATATACAGTTGTTGAATGTTAGTCCTCTAAGGTATGATGTTGATACAAACTCAATTTTGTCTTTGTTCTTGAGAACGTCATATGCATCTGATCTACCAAACAGCTCTGTGCATATTGCATAATATGGCTGCTCATAGACTCGCATCTTCTCTTTCTGGTTACCGGGCAGAAAACCAATGTCACGTGACGGAACAATCGATCGAATGATGTACACCTTCCGATGTATGTCACTATCAAGAGCTTGCGCAAGAGCAAGGCCTAGTGATATGAACGACTTTCCTGTTCCAGCTGTTCCATAGAGGAACAAATTCTTACCATTGTAGTACTGATTAAATGTGACCTGTTGGTTTGGGGTTATTGGGGAGATCTGTTTTATTGTTATTCCGGGATTTGGCTCACTGTATGCACCTTGTTTACGAAGTGCACGACGTTGTTTCTTTGTAAGCTTTTCCTGAATCATTGGTCTCCTATTCTGCCTACCAGGTATTGATTGTGCTCCCCTTATTTGCTTTCTTTATACTTTTGAGCACGTCACGGAAGCCACTGTCTGGTTTGCTATTGACGGTATTATGCCCGATTAGAGGAGCGCCATGGACCAAGCGCTCGACGTCGGGGTTAGCTGTAAGGTAAGCCTCACATTCAGAGATCGACATTGATTCGATCCATGTTTTCCCAGTCGTCTTGTTATGAAGCTTGTATTGTGGCATCAGTCATTCTCATCTTGCAATAAACGAAGATCTTTGGTTTTCAGTGCATTCTTAAGTCGCTTGTCCTTCCGGCGATCAGTCTGCTTCTTGATTCGCGTCCGGTCTGTGAAGTCTTCATCATCGAACCACTTCATCTTCTTGAAAGACTTACTCATTTGAGTTTGTTCCTATTACCTTTCTTAACTTGCTGCTGCTACTTTTGGTTTATTCTTAGACCCCTTGGGACGGCCGCCCTTACGAGGTGCTGCAGGCGACTGCTTGCTCTCTGCAATCGGCGCCTGAGTTTCAGGAAACGTTGTCCGGGGCGGAATCAGCCCCGGGTAAGCTTTCTCTATAGTATCGTAACTTAGTGGATAAGGCAACGTTTTATTTTTCACTGCTAACATCAGTTTAGCATCTTCAGGGTCTATAGACTCCAATAGTTCAATGAACAGCTGTTCACGTTTTGCCTGCTTAAGTGTCTGATGGCCTCCAGCGACGAATAGGTACATCTTCCGTGCTTCTGTATACAACATCCCTTGGGCATCAAGAAGCTCCTCGCCCTGAGTATAAGGAGGATCTGTCTCTGGAAGGAGAAACTTGACCTGTGGGTGGAATGCACTCTGTAAAATGATTCGAAGCGGTTCGCTATCATTGTTATGCAGCACTTTAATCTGCTTGTCTTGAGTTGGCTGTTTTGCAGCTTCTGCAAGAATTTCTGATATAGATTTTTTCATTGTTATTAATATCCGTTGTAGTCAATGCTATCTTCATTACGTGATCTGAAGTACTGTCTTAGCTGATCTCTCAGACGTATAGACCGTATCCCATGACTCATATTTAGTTTGTATAGCCCATAGCTATCTTTCGTGAGGTCTTTGTAAGGATCAAAGTTGTTCTTTGTTAGGATCTCCCAACGCTCATTGTACTTACGGTTCTTCTTTTCCCCGTGCCAGTAATGAGTGATTGCTCCCGGAACGTATCCAAGGTTTCTCTGGATTGCAAATTCAGCTTGATGTTGCCAATCAAGAACCATCTGACGATATGCTGGAGAGACCATCTTGTGTATTGACCGGGCACCCTGACCAATTAGGCACAGTGCCATATGATGATCACCGGATCCAAGGACGGCGCGGTCAAGCAATCCAATCTTGTCTATCGTTCGTCTCTTTGCGGCCCATGCATACCCAGGATGCCAATAGTCATTCTTGTCTGCAATGTAATAGCCGCCCTTGCCAGTACCGTCAGGTGGTGCATAGTTGTTCATATGGTACATATACGCAAAACTTTTGACACACTTCATCACTTCCTGATTTGGCCCCATGTCAACCGCTTGCGAGAACATCTGGACAATGTCATAGTGCTGCAACTGATGAGCTGTCTCTGCTATGATATCATCTCTCTGGAATCGTATGTCACCGTCGATCCATGCAACATACTGCCAATCAGGATCGATCTGCGAAAGGTAATTGATCCCAACGTTAATCATATTCTCCTTGTGCCACAGCTCATCGGTTGTTCTCACCTGAACGTGCATAACATTATCGCGCTCAGTGACAATAAAGTCACGAGCGCCAAAAGCCTGCTCTACAACGATCAGCTTTGCGCCGACCTCTTTCATGTGCTTCTTGAACTGCTCAAAAAGCGACCAACGTGCTTTGTATCGAACCGGGTTAGAACATATCGATATCACATAGAACTTACTAGTATCTATCATAGTTGCCCCATTACGCTAAAAATCATTGATGTTCTCCATCATACTCTTGAGTTTGTGCTTTGCAAAATATTTGAACAGCTGTGAGCGGTCTCGGATAGGTGCGTTGTAGAACTGATCAATTGCTGCAGTCTGCAGATCATTTGGAACAAATGACAGGTCAATTAATCTTTGGTTTCGAACCCAGTTGTTATGCAGAGGATGTTTGTCATCGACTCGGATTGTCTCAAGCTGATCAACAATTGCTGCCGTAATCTTCTTCTGTCTTGCTCCGATTGCAAACACGTTGTCCGCAGATGCGATATTAGGAACACCGTCACCGCGATCACCATGGACTATATGGTCCATCAGCACCTGATCAGGATCTTTCGTATGCAAGTACTTCTTGTGGATACGATCGTACTGCCATATATTTGATCTTCTGTGCAGCTGCAGATAGTCCTTGTCGCCAGCTATGATCAACGTGTCTTCTTTCGTTTGATTGACCAACACACCTATCACGTCGTCCGCTTCACATCGATCAACGCACAGATATTTATATGGAAACGTAGTTTGAAGATCGCGCTTCATCTCGTCTATTGCAGAATATATTTCTGGCCAGTTGAGATCACTGGCATCACGAGTCTTCTTGCGGCCATGTTTGTACAACGGGAATACGTCGCGACGCCAGTACCCAACAGTGCTATCGACTGCGAGTACTGGCGGTCCAAACTTACCAGCAAATTTCTTGTTGATTGTCACCAGAGACTTTAGTGTGATATGTCTAACTAGCCCAGGATCAAACTGTTCGCCCTTTCTAGGCGCTCTTCCTCCTCCTAGGATTGCAGAGTACATCAGGTTGCTCAAATCAATTAATAGCACGTTTCATTTCCTCTGTAGGGCATCAACTCTTGCGAGAGCACGGCGGATCGATATATCAACGAAATATCCATCCTGATTAACAAAAACATATGTTTCATCATATACTCTAAATCTGGTACCACGATCACCTGAATTCATCGTCTTGGTCTGCATTGTACTAAGTACAGTTTGTTGAATTATATCTTTAGTGACATTGGATACTCGATCATTTGTCATTGCAAATTCTCTACAATAAAAGACAATGAACGATAGACAACTGACCTCAATGGTTCCAATGGCTGCCGAGTAATTATAGATACGGTTGATGAAAGCTCCACATCATCAATTTCCACGGATCCATATTCTGGTATAATGACAGTATGATGATTAACTGCTGCTATTGATGTTGCTTTGTCTAATCTAGTGTGGCATACGTCCTTTATTCGATTGCGAGTGTGAAAATTATGCGTTGGAAATGGTTTGTATAGGACAGGCTCTTTCATTTGTAACTCTTGTAAATTTTTTCTACTGCAGCGAGCAACGATAATTCTATTGATGAATACGTAGCAAAAGCAGCTGCTGAATACCCGGGTAATCCACGTACGTAGTTGCAGTAACATGTTGCCCGATCAACCTCCGTCATAATATGATAAATCGATCGGCGTATACGTATATCGGGCTGCAAAGCTGTCATTTGTGATCATCAATCTGTTGTTTTACTGCTGGGAATATTGAATGAAACAAGTCAATTCGTGTTGAAATTGGATCATCAATCAGCTCATACAGTATGTTTGGTGACGCCATACCATATCCGCACCTCTTGGTCTCGTCAAGCATTTTTGACATTATGACGTGCGTATAGTAGTATCCTTGGTATCCTTGTAGATCAGAAGTGATGTATTTTCTATTTGACATTATTGTTACTGAGGGTTGTATTAATATTACCAAAAGCTGGCATTGCAATGATATCTAATAGCTGCAACTGTGACAATTTGCCCAAAGCTAGCAACTGTTGTTGATTGATTGTATGATGACATGCATTCATCGTCGAATATAGGTTAGCAGAAAATACTTCATGTGTTTTGGTATATGAATCAAGTGCTCCCATCATATTCAGTCTTCGAAATTGCGGATCACCGTACATCTTTAATTACCTTATCAAGGTAATTGTATACATCAAGCAACGTCAATCTTCTTATTGAAAATCGTTCATTGTCAAGCAACGTTTGTCTAACCTTGGCCCCAGCATCTGTCAACGTATAAGAATCAATTGTTCCGTAAAAAGATCGAACGCTAATCGTTCGATGATGAGTTGTTGTATCAAGTTTCATTTTGCTGGCTCGATTCGTTGATTTTTCTCGTAACATCGTATATTTGGCCGATACATGAAAGTCCAGTTGCCTCTGCAGATGGTCCAATGCCCGACCAAATTGACCAATATACAGATTGCGTTGGTCTTATATCAATAACTTTATCAGAACAATCAACCGCAATCTTGCGTGTTCTTTCGCATGCAGCCATATGCGGAAGACGAACTCTAATTGCAACTGTCTTATTGTTGCTGTTCTGTTGCATCGAATTCACCGGCATCAATCTGATCGTCAGTAACCATCGTTAGAGTGTTATTCTCTCGATCAACGATTGCAATATTGCCGGTCCCTCTCCACTTGATCACATTTGGTTGTTGAAATTCAAAGCACTCATCTGCAAGCTGATGGAACCCATGATGGCCACGTTCCATTCGCCTCCACAGAAGAGCCTTGATTGCTTCCGCGGCAAAAAGAACACTGGTAATGTTCTCTTGGTCGTTCCATATAGAATAAGGAACCGGAGATTGTTGATCTCCAAGTTCCTGCATAATGTATTCGAGAATGTCACAAGACAGTTTGTTGATTTTGTCCTGCTGAGAGATTACAGCTGATACAATAGCAGCCTCGTGTTCATTGACATCGTCGAGTGTGTCTAGTACCTGCTGATATGCAATTCCGGGTTGCTGGTTGTTCTTAGTTGGAAACGGAATTACGTTGTCTTCGTTCATTTAAATACCCTTACAATTATCGAGTGCTCATTGAGGCGACCACTCACATTGGACGGCTTGCTCTTCATTTGCTTAATCGTTTTGTCAACGTATGCCTTGCCATCAGTAGAGACAGACGTGATGATTTCTTTTGGCTTGCGAACCTTCTTAGAGTACGAAGTCTTGTCATCAAAGTTGATGATAGATGACCGTGAGATCGACAGGTTGGCATCAGTACCAACGTACTTCGCAAGCTTCCGTGTTTTCGTGTTGTACACCCATGCAACCGAAGCTCCAACAATCTTGTCTGGTGCCAGACCAACGACACCAAGAGTGTTGTCCGACTGCTGGTACTTTGCTTTGCCGGCGATCTGAGAGGCGCTTTTGACCTTCTTCTTTCGTGGCTTGCGAACAACAGTCCGCTTTGCATTGACCTTCTGCTGCTGTAATCGACCAACGAACATAGCAACAACTTCACGGTACGTTGCGAGTTGCTTTTTGGTCAGATGATCATACGCTTCCTTCGCATCCGGTCCGCTGAGTTCGTCTAGCAGCTGCTGATAATAGATTGCAGCCTGAGCGATGTCTGCAGACTTGCTCGACTCGATGATAGTAGTAAGGTTTGCTTTGATCGGCTTATATTGATTGCGATAGAACCGATCGAGGACTGCATCGAGATCAGCAATCACAGTATTGTCCTTCTTACGAAGGATGACAACATTCGTCTTTGCTTTCTTGTATGCGTGAATGATCGCAGCAAGCTTCTCGTTGAGAACCTTGCCGTGCTTGGAAGAAAGCCCACGGGTCAACATGCGTGCAAACGCACACATTGTTGAAGACGTCATATGATCGGGGGAGCGGTTGTACGCATCGATATCAGAAATGCTATACTTATTGTCCTTCATGTACTCAACGACCCATTTGCGGTGGACCTTGATGTCATGGAAGTAGTTGTACCAGTTGAGAGCTCGAGCAATGTCAAGTTGCGAGCTTTTCGAGTTGCAGACCGGTTCAGCCCCCAACATAGCATAGTCAGAGTTCTTGATCCGCGGCGATGACGTCTTCGTTCGCATGCTGTTCTCCATCAGTCCTACTTAGGATAGGACATTGTTCGGGGAAAGTCAACTGCTATAATTTAGCACGAATGTCAATCGGTTAGTCGTTCCATATTCGGAACCGCGTGCCGGTGCACTCCGGTGTTATCCGCTGAGCGCGTTCGGTTGGAGTATAGTCCCAGTACTGAACATCCCCTTCGTTGTCACGGTGGATAAACTGTTGATGATAAACAACAATATGCTGCTTACCCTGGAAGACGATCGACCTTGGTACCTCGCCGGGGGGTAAACCAAGTTCTGACGCTTCAACGAAGATCAACTTCTCTTCGGCTCTATAGCCAACGATTGGGTTACCCCATTTGATCAGGCAGGTGTCGGTTCGGTTTGTCATATTGCTATAGTAGCATAGAGGCGCTAGGAAGTCAACAGGCAACTAACTCATTGAACTGAGTAAGAAAACATCGGCTCTGCAGGTGGAAGGCCGCGATTGTCGCCAACCTGATCGACCAACGCTTTCATCATCAGCGTCCATGCATGCTGTGCTTTATCAATACTGAACCGCAAGTCCGCATAATCCTTAACAAATGTTAAGTATTGTTGCGTCTGTTGTTCAGTTACTTGTTGACATGCAGTGTCCAATACATGATAGAATCTACGGGCATGAGTATTACCGTCTTGATGGAACTGATATTGCATAGTCAATCCACCAGATGTGTCAGACAAACCTGCAAAGTTTGGATGAACGGCAAGAAGACCGGCACTCATTGCTTCCATTAGCATGATTGAGTTGCACTCTGGCCATATTGACGGATATGCAAGGATATGCATCGACTGGAGATCGTTTCTCAACTGGTCATTAGTGACCGATCCATGATATACGATGTTTGGATGTAACTTGCATTGCTCGAACAAAGGAGCAAACCGAACGTGGTTGTCTGCATCTGGGTTACCATAGATCTTGAATGAGCTATAGACATGCAGCTTAATGTTCGGTCTCGATTTAACAAGCTCATTGAATACCGGAATCAACAATTCGAGGCCGCGATGAGGTGTGCTAAGGTAGCATAGATTGATTCCGTCATCAAACAATTTCTGGTGGACCGGAATTGGATCGATTGCATTGTCGATCACCGAAATCTTGTCGTCATATGGAATCTGCAGCTGCGTCATGTACTGGTTGTATTGCCAATGACCGCAGAACACTATCTTATGAAATCTGTCACGACTGGTTTTGTTTTTGAGATGATTAGTCTCAGAGTCGTTCGGTAAATCATGGATCCAATAAATTCGGATCTTGTCGTCGCGTAATTGGCGAACACGAGAACATATGATTTGAAAGTTGCTAGCAAGGTCCTTGTCAATAAGAGAACCGAGCTTACGTTTAATTTGCTCGGTTCCCCCATTTGCGTTCTTTGAGATTTCGTTCTCTTCCCAAGGATTGTACATTACAAACCTACGCTAATTACTGAGTCAACATAGAATGACCGCCATGCACGCTTCTCGACATCGAATGCTTTGATTAACGATGGGTTTGTGCGTGATACTGACGACTCGTTGCCCGACGGCTTCTTATCTTCGGGGATCTCAGCACTATTCATTGTAGCACGCATCACCCGTAACTCACCATTCTTTTTGGTGAACTTGACGGTACATGTACCAGCTTGCAACTGACGTACGATTATTGTTCTATCACTGCTCATTCAAATATTCCTTCTTGACTTGTTCGCATATCTCACGCACTTGATCTTCTGTCACTATGACAAATGTTTCTGGTTGAGATGTCAATATATCAAAGTCATCTTTGTGTACACGTATGCCATTGTGGGGTGTTACAAAGCAATCTAACCTGACAGGGAATGGTAGTGTTGGAAGTAGGTACTTCTCAACAACACGCTTTAGCACTTCATCTGCAACCGTACGTGGCTGACTAGTCCATCGTACGTAATAATCGTTTTCATTGACAAAATCTTGAAATAAATCGCCGTCATTGAATCCCCACTTTGACATTAATGAATTTGATGACAGAACGAAACATTGTAGCTCATGCATCGTATGGTGTTTCTGCAATATATGAGTGTAGCTGTTGATATCCACCAATATTGACACCATCGATGACAACTATCGGCAGCATAATTGACTCCGCTCCCGGAAACCGATCAAGTACTTGCTCTCTTGTAATGTTGTCTCCGATTGTGTATAATGTATACGACAACCGACGTTTTGTCAACAGGTCTTTTGCTTTGTCACAAAATACACATCCGTTCCGTGTGTACAATTCAATCTTCGAATGTTGCATAGTGATTTTCCTTGACAGCAACAAAAGTACGCTTTTGGAAATCTGGGTTGACTACCAGGATGTCCTCTTCTATCTTGTTAAGAATCTCTGCTAGCTTTTTTGCTCGCTTCTTACGGACCCACGGAGTATGAATTACTCGTTGTCCGCCATACAATATTGATACAACGTGCCACTTAAATGTTTTCATATTCAATCCCACAAGTTTTCGTAGTACTTTGCAAACAACAATCGGCCGCGGGTAATCCGTTCCTGATGTGCTTTTGTTCCCTCGCGATCGACAGTAAATGTATGATTGGGCCCTTCCTCAAGCGTATAATATTCGCTGTCCGGTTTCTTGACAAACTTATGATCGATCACGCCACTATAATACTGCTGCTGCCACCCATTGTCAATCAGATCCTGAGAGAACGCCCAAATCATTTCATCTAGAACCCATTCCCACCGCTTAAAGTGGTTGTCGTCGACGTTCCCCTGGTTCTTCTGCTCGTCGGTCAGCGGTGCCCGATCGGAACGAAGGTGTGCAGGGACATCTGCATCATCAACATGTGGAGCGCCTTGTTTACTGACCTTCAGTTGAACAAGCAGTGGACATATGATTTGGGATAACGTATGATCAACATTCCATGTATCGTGGCAGTCAATACGGATCGATATCCGTTGTTTTGACCACCAACGATCGTTCCAAATAAAGTTCAATATTGGCTGGACAAAGTCGTCGATTCGCTCACAGAAGCGATCTTCGAACACCGACTCAAGATGTCGAGTAACAAGCGAATAGCTACTCAACCAACGCTCCGGCCGGCCAATATAGACTTTCATAGGTTAGCTTCCTTTTTGGAATAGACGAGGTGACTTCTCGTTTGCCTTCTCGTCATCAAACTTAATCTGATCCTTCTTTGTCATTCCATGAATATTGGCAACGATGTTTGAAGGGAATCTCTTGAGAGCAGCATTGTATGCTCCAACATCCTCAATATATCGAGAACGAAGGACCGAACACTGCGTCTCAATGTTCTTGAGATCTCTCTGCAGCATTAGAAAGTTGATATTTGCCTTGATGCTGGGAACAGATTCAACAACACTGTTGATTCGAGCCATTACACCACTCTGTGCATTAAGGTATGCAGTGATCTGTTCTGGTGTTGCATTATCTGGAAGCTTAACTGAGTTGCCAGCCGCACGTGCCTGTGCATTGCCGATAACAACGTCCTTCTCATGTCCGGCTGCTTGCCGTACTGTTGCTTCCATGTTTGTAAGAAGGTCTGCTCGTTTCTGGTAGCAGCTAGCGATCTTACGCTCACCGTTTGTCACCATCATCTCTTTGTTCTGAAATCCGTTGAATGTACCAATGTACGTTGCACCAGTCAACACGACTGCGGCAACAGCACCAATACCAACGATTGCACCTGTAGACATTTGTTCTCCGTTCACTTTGGTTCTGTAAGATTGCGATACATTGTGCATAACATAGTAATTGCAAATGATGAAACAACGACCGCAAGTATTGACGCTAATGGGTAGTGGGGATTGGTCAGCAACTGAATCATTGCACCAAACCAATTGCCAACTAGCATGCCAAAAATTGTTATAAGGGCACAGTCAACAAATCTAGCTTCACGAGGGGACATCATCCACCTCCGCTTGAGGATGAAAATCCGCGGCCGCTACTACTAAATCCACCTCGCGCCGTAGATGATGTCGAAGCGCCAGATCCACCGGCCGGCCTATTCGGCGCGCCGACGGTATAGGTAGGTAAACTAGATCGTATACCCGATGTCTTGCCTCCTGGGGAATAGGATATTGTTCTGGTATTAGTTGCCGGGTTGGTAACATATGTTGCCACTCGTTCGCTGTTATTTGCTTTTGCGACATATGTTTGTCCTGCTGGTGTTGTGTGGGTTCGACTTGTTCCGATGTATTCAGGTCCGAAGAACATAGGAACAATTGTAGGGATGACCGTTGACCCGCTTTGTTGTGCATGTGCTGCAGCAAGCTTCTCGGCATGTTCACGAGCTTCCTTCATTTGCTGTTCGCATAGCTCAACGTCCCCCCAATCAGCAACGCAGTCTTCCAAAGAATGATAGACGTCGCGATGCGTTGTTGATGCAACTGGTCCTGTTGTATCACAACCAACGATTGATGTTGATATTGCGATCGCAAACGGAAGCGTTCCGCGTTTCATTTGTTATTTCCACAGAGAAGGATCTTGGGGGTTCCAAACAACAAGAGTCTTGCATGCGTTTTCATACCCACGAGACTCCGCAAGGTCAGTAAGTTCTTTGATCACAGGCAGCAATTGCTCTGCGATATATTGATATCGCAGAATGCCTACTTTAGCATCACGTCTGGTAAAAGGGGGGAGATTTGCAGGTAGCATTGGATCCCCCGCCGCATCATTGTTCCAGTACTCTACGTCGATATCAATTAGCTTTTCGACTAGCTGCTCTTTTGTCATTTGTCCTCATTGTATTATACTTTTCAATGATAGTCAACAGCTCGGAATTTGTCAGTCTCCACTGGATCTTAGAATAGCGGGAGACGTCAGGGCGATCGTGAGGAAACGCAGTGTTCTTGAAATGTCGGCCCGGTTGCATTTGTTCGTCAATACGAAAGATCAAATCGAGAATACACTCGCCCGGACTATCAGCCATTGCAATTGCCAATTGTTCGAGTAACGCCTGGTCACTATACATCATTATTCCACCAAAAGCTGCTTGGTGTCCTTGGTTGTTGATTCAATTTTGACACACTTGCATTTGTCCTTCTCAGGACTGTTAACGGATCCGCATCGTGGACATTCCCACCCTACCGGATACTTTACTGGTTTATCATCTGCCATTGTTGTTCCTTATTTTAACAGATTGTTCTGATCACACTCATATTTGACACCACTATCAACTACTCCATAGTGATATGTGTCATTGAGTCCATTGATAGGAGTAATAGCCTGGATTCCTATCATCTCACAAAGTCTCATCTGTGTGCGAGGGTTACCAGTACCCTTTTCGAAGATTGCAAACCGTGACAAATGCGCAGACAGCTCAGTTCGCGCATCAATAATTGCATGTAGCTGATCTTCCGACATGTTCTTTAACATAAGAGTCGGGTGGTCTTCAGATCCTATCGTCTTGAACAACTGATAGTAGTACTTGACTGTCTTATCCGGATCGTTGTCGATTGCGGAGTCTAGGTTGTCTATCTCAAATGACGTAAACACATCCCAGTACGTCTGTTGATAGAATTTAACCTGTTCAACTACCTTGTCCTTCCATCCCCAGTCAATCCATTCTGCATGCCAGTTTTTCTTACTCGTGTCAATCCCAACAGACTTTGCATGACGGATGATCTGGTTTCGTTCCTGCGAAGACCAGCTAAGCATTCCGGGGCCAACAAAGTATACATGAACGGGAAGTGTCAATCTCTGACATTCAGCAAACATCGGCAATGCAACATCAGAAGGACGATCGTCACCCGGATCAATGCCGACCAGGACGTCATTGAGATACTTCTGAGAGATCTGCTGTAGCTTCTTGGTAGAGATTCCATTGTTTGAATTAAAGAAGAACCGCATATCACTTCTCCAGATTAACTTCAATCGTTAGCGCTGCAGTACTACTAATATCTGCTATCGTTTTATATTTAGCTGCAATCGCTCTCTTTGTCGTTTTCGTTGGAGGTTGTTGCTGAGACAATTCTGCAATCATCTTCAATAGCTCCTGTATCATCTGAAAATCGGACATCAGAAGTTATCGTCTAGTGGTTGTAATTGCTTTTCTGGCTGTACCGGAAAAGATGACCGGTAAGCATCACGAGCAATCTTCATGTGCTCGAGATATAGATGCTGAACCTTGTCGTACGACAACTCAACGTAGTCGTGCCCAATCAGATACAATGCAGCGCGGAGCTGTTTGATTGTGTCGATTGCATTGAGGACTTCTGCATATGTAGTGAATGCAGTATAGTCATCTGGATTCTCTGTGCACAGGTTACCGAGACGACGTTGCAACTGATCAGTGATATCAAGTCCCTGCGGCTTCATCTTCGTTCTCCTTGGGTGGGGTGAATTTACCAGTTTGGTAGTACCAATCATCCAACTCGCTTATACAAGCAGGACAAAGATCCTTGTGCCTAACATCTCTGTATAATCCGTTGTTCCGCAGTTCAATTTTTCCTATTTTAATTGGACCATTGTGCTGTTCGGCATGAATGACCCCCCAGCGCCATTGATCCTCGAGATTATCAAATTGCTGCTTGAATCCACATCGGTCGCATGAAGCGACGGTTACTTTCGTCTGCATTACTTCTCCGCTCCCATTCCAACGAGGATCTTTGCAACGATTGCCAATAACCAAATAACAACTGCGTTCTGGATTGTGTTGCCAATCAGCGCCGGCAGGTCCGGTTGACTAAATCCGCTATCCTTGATCAGCTGCGCAATGTGCCAGACCCAATATGCCTGAACTCCCATTGCGATTGATAGGAAACAAGCAAGGAGGATTCCGGCGGCTAGACTAATTGCTCTTGCGTCTGACATAATGTACCTTTTAGTTGAGATGTACGACTGGCGGCGGATTAAGCATGTATCGTGTATTTGCTATCATATCATCTCGTTGTTCTAAAGTCAACCAGATTCGAGGGTAGACAGTTGACCGCGGATCAAAAGTCGTCGGATAGTAGCTGGTAATGTTGCCACCACGCGTCAGTACCTGAAACGCAATGTCTCCGAGACTTGCTTTTGTTAAACTGATTGTCTTGTACTTACGATGTTGATCACCACGTAGCTCAGTGTCCCATGGGAACCGTCCATACAGATCACATGAGTACTGGTTATTGTATTGCTCGCGAGCTAGTTGATTCAACTGTTGTTGATCAGCTTTGCTGTATGCTTGAAACTTTCTCATACATACACAATTTCAGTTGTTACTTCGACGCCATTTGGCCCAACAACAAACCGCTTTGCATATGCCGGAAACGCTCCCCGCAACTGTTTGTAAAACACATCAACAATTAATTTATTGTTATCGACAATTGCTGGAGGGTTGTTTCGTTCGTCACAAATCAACATCCACTCATATAAATTATGAGTATCATCTTTTATGGCATACGGAACAGCAAGTGAGCCGTCGTATGTGTGATCTCGAAGTATGTTCCCGCAATGATAGCCAACTAGCCGGCGTGTCGTCTGATCGTTGATTTCACCAACATGTGTCTTCAATAGATCGATGATCTGCTGTTCCCAAGTACCAGCTGCTACAGGAGGATTAGATACAATCGCTGGTTGTAGAACAGTTTCAGCTATAGCCGTCGGTACTGCTACTACAACTGCACCTGCACCAGCTGCTTTCAATAATTGTCGTCTGGTAATCATCATATAATCAATCCTCAAATAATGATTGTTTCTTCTTCCGCTGTTTCGGTTTGCTACCTTTGAACACTCGCTCGTACGTACGTTTCAGTCCATCGAGATCTGGGTGCTTACGAATCCACATTCCTGTGTGTGGATCATAGTTGTTCTTAAAGAACGCATCGAGTCTTCTATGGCCGGTCTTGACATTGACATTGATTGCCAACGCTAGCTTATCGTACTCACCATCGCTGATAATTGACTCATTGAGGAACTCGTATGTATAAGCAGCAATAGAGAGACGGATTCTGTTCCGCCTCTCGTTTTCTATTTTCGTTGGCTTGTACTCGATGCCCATCCGGCAACGTCTCCGTAGAATGTTATCTGTGTCTCATGCATCAGTCGTGTGAACATGTCGACCAGTTGACTATCGGTCAGACCGGTATCCAAATCAACCTTTATTTGATGTTGCGGAATGTTCAGCTCATAGTCATCTGCAACGACCCATCGGCATGCATCAGTCGACGGAATGTTACGATGTAACCAGTCATAGATTGCAGTTACCCGACCATCAATTAGATCGGGGAACCGTGTTTTATGATGCGGGTGTATCAGATTGCAATGGAGACCATTGCGGATTGCGCAGTTACGGACTTCATTCAGTCCCTCGGTGCCATTATGGGCAGTATTAAACACAACACGGATGTTCTGTGGCGGGCAGTGCTCGTTGAGAGTGCTGATCACATTTGAGTCCCATTTTAGGACGTTGTCTTCGTGATAGTCATACATTGCAATCCCGGAACTATACCGCTTGTGCAAGCGCGCTGGAATCAACGGACCATCAACGTCCATGAAAATTATCTTATGTAATGTCGACATACTTACTCCAAATTATGTCATCAAAACGATCTGGCATCATCGCCAAATCAGTACCAGTACTAGCAACAGCTCTATCTACAAGCGGCCAGATAAAATAGATAAAATAGCGCATTTCTTTCACTCGCAAATCATTTGAGTTGTTAACGATGACAAGAAGATCTTGTTTTATCTCCAAAGTCTTCCACATAGCATCTTCATTAATAATCATCATAATCACTTTGCGTTACTGCAGCATCGATAGCATCGTCTGCCAAGTTCATAATAGCACGCGCAGGTATCTGATCAGTACGATCTTTAACGTCAACCCATGTAAAAGATTTCACTGCTCTTCTCAATGTCAAATCACTTCGTTTAATGAGCTCATCATCATACCCTTCGAACCGGTATCTGGAGATTTTGTGCGCAATGATTTTCATCGGCCAATAGTGCATGTTTGATTAGTTGGGTGATTTGCAGTTCTAACCGATCAGCCGCGGTTGTCGGTACAGCAGTTAGTGTCGTTATATATACAATATTCCAATCTTTATTGAGCATTTCACATGTAACCTGCATTGATTTAAAGTACGATCCAGCCGCAATAATACACGTATCGTTCCGGGGCCGAGCGCTATGTTGCGTCATTTAAAATGCTCGATATTTGACCGATAGTAGTTCCTTGAGCGGCAAGTGACACGGTGTACATCGTTCGGCCGTCACCTATAGCAGGTAACGTATAATACCCTTCGGACTGGGTAACAACTGCATCCCACATAGCACAATATGGTTCAGACAGGCGGCGAATCAATGGCTGGGCAGCTAACCACTCCCCGTGGGTAGAATATGATAACTGGCTTTTTTTGTTTGACTGCATAGTCATGTGTATACCAAGTTCCACCTTGTGGCTGCCACTGATCGTCTTTTGGTGCAACAATAAGAATCTCGGTCTCATTGACTATATTGCGATTGCGCGCAAAGTAGGACAATGGCGGCCGAGATTCCTCACCTTGATGGAATGCACGAAGATCGGATTTGACGGGTGGATGAACAACTAACTTGAACCCACACAGCTTAGCTATCTCTGCTATCTGTGCATCGGCCCCAACGCAGTCACCATGATGGAGCTCGAGTGGTTTTGTTGAATGATCTGCTATGCGAGCAAGGACAAGCTTAATTTTATCCAATTGGACTTGATTAAGAGCATTGCGAGTTCCAGTACATCCGACTTTCATTCATCGATCTCTTCTATCAACTTGACATTGCTAACTGCTATCGGAACTAGATCAAGGCCGTTTACTTCCTGAAAGTGCTGGCCATCGAAACGGCCAGCCTTCAGTTGTTTTTCTACCGCAGCAAACGACTTTGCATCGACCATTAGCTCAACATCAAATGTTAGATTTGCTCTAACAATGAATGTTGGCATTAGTCCTGTACCTTACGGAACCCTTCCGGCGTATACTCACGCTGACGAGTAACCTTGTACGTACCCTCGTCGAACATGATAGGCTCGTGAGTGTCATAATCACGAAGATGCTCAAGCGCAACCGGGTCGCTGACGACCAGCAAGCACTCCATAATAGAATCAGGAAGCTGGTACATCTTGACCTTTTCCTTTTCCATCACGTGGTGGTGACCGGTCTCACTATGAGTGACGATCACGTAGTTACCTTCCGGCTTGACCTCGACTGCATTAGCCGGCACAGCCATGTTCGTCCGGCGGATGTAGACATCACCCTGTGCACAGACATTGTTAAACTTTTTCATTTCAAGTCTCCTGTTCGGTTTGTTACGGTAAGTTCAATATACCAGATGTTTGTTGGGAAGTCAACTAGCTATTTATCTGTTGTAGTTCACGGTGTTACATCTTCTAGTCCTCTGTCAATTGCTGTACTAATTGACATGCTTCTCACGCATGCTCGGTTAGCTCGGTTGTTAACAACCGTTTTGGTCCGAAGAATCACAGCAACATGCATATTGGTATCTTCTGCTATAGAAGTCGCATTGATCAGGCTTCGCTGAACATCTTCTATCTGTCGAAGCTTATCGGACATTTATATTCCAGTGTTCAACATATCCCCAATTGATTTGATTATTCAATTTCCTTGTTATCACTGCAAATACGTTGTGGTCGACATCCGGAATAGTTCTAATTATGACGAGGTTGTACGTACGGTTGTCGACGGCTTCGGGTGCCTTCGCTACCCCGCATTGCGCGCAAAGATCATCCCTACAACTGGCAATTTTATCTCGAATATTCTGCATATAGAACATCGTTGATTGCTGACGTCACAATTAATGTGTATCTCAGATGTACTTGTGAACGCATGATCGACAGACTATCGATTCTACACAAATCAACAGATTCTGTGGTCAGTCGCGCATCTTTATATACATCACCAGTTACAACTCGTGTCTTTTGATTACGTATCTGATGTTCAATCGAAATCTCAGAAGACATCGATATATTCCTAATATCCAACCGTGCCAAATGGCGTCTTTGGTAGGCTTCGATATATCGCTAATAATACCTCATCAGAGCGGATCGCATCTTGCGGCAAGGTCATACTACGTATCGTCAAAAAATTGACACGATTGTGGGTTGGTGTATCAACCGACAATCTCGTCTGGTGTTCCGTCCAGTCGTACAACCGACGTATTCTATCACGAGAATGATAACGATCCATAGTCATCGCTCATGTTCTTTGCGTTGTTGCCAGACAGAAACAGAAACGGTTCGATGTAACGCTAATAGTATTTCATCGGAGCGAATAACATTCCGTTGTATACTGTGAACCGCCAAGTTATGTGCAACGGTATTGTACGTCTTTAATTCGGCGGATGCAAACACCCGCCGTCTCACGACACTTAATATTTCACGTGTCGATCGATACGTATGGTGATGATCGGGGGGCCGCGGCCCCCCTCCTCTCACGTCCGGACCTCAGGTACAACAAAGTCCTCAATGTCCATTCCAAACGTCCACGCATTGGCCTGCAGCGCAGTCTTCATGTCAGGCGGGACCGGAAGAGCAAACTCTCGGCCAGTACCACAACGAACACGGAGGAACCGCTCCTTGCCGATATCTGGGAGCTCAACTTCGACTAGCTGACCAATCTCAGGGTCACCGTCGGTGTTGATCACCTTTGCGTTCAGCTCATTGAGGATCTTTGCCCAACCAAGGATCTCACAAGCAGCTCGACGCTGCTCGATATTAGCCCATGTAAGAGCAGTCTTTGCAGTCAGAGACTTTGGATTCGTGATCCAGTTCTCCGGGATGTTGACTCCGTGCCAGTGATAGAGAGCCCAACCATCGCGCCAACGATGAGAAGGTCCATCCTGACCATGTGCACGATTCTCGTCATCGATCTTCAATAGCTCGGGGAAGTCGGCAACGATACAGAACTTCTCGTGCATAACACGGAACGTCCCGTGGATTGCAGCCTCTTCCCAAAACTTATAGTTCTTGTGCTCCTCGAGGCGGAGACCAAGGATATCACGCATTGCGGTCAGGTAGCTATCGTACTGAGCCCAGTACGCACCACCCTGATAGACAGAAGACCACTGCTTTGCGGCTTCGAGTCCGTCTCGTCCTGCGAGTTCTTTGCAGACAGAGACGTAATGAGCAATGCAGTCCTTGCCTTCCGGGATCGCTTCCATCTTGCTCTGGACAGTCGCAAGCATACTTGCGATTGCTTCGTTTCCAGTCAGCTTCTCGGAAAGGACGGCGCATGTGCCGTACATCAGAACCATTTCAATAGGAGACTTGACCAATGCAACCTCAGGGATTGCAAGTCCAGCAGCATTATACAGCCCCTGGATAGCCGGCTTCAACTTGCTGAAATCGGCCGGTTCAGTAGAAAGAATTCGCTTAGTCCACATCTCGGCGTGCTGCTTGAGAAGGACCTTTTCCTCCTCAGTAATACCACCAGCAACCTTAGTGGGCGTACGAATGATCTTTGACATAGTGTAGCGTTCCTTTGTGTTGTTCGATAATGTCAATATAGCTTAGCAGCGGATAGAAGTCAACGGGGGCAATTGTCGTGGTTGTTCAGTCGGTTAGCGCCCTCCGGACCTGTTCCCTTATTCGATTGGTCAGCGTGGAGTCGATATCACTTGCAATCATAACCGACGAAGCTTGATATACTTGTCTATTCAAATGTCTATTCAGAATACCCGCGGTTGTTGACTCGGACATTGATTTCATTAACTTGTTGTGAATTTGGGTAATCTTGTTACGGCAATAGTCATTACTTGACATTATCTTCAACCCAATTGCGGACTGATTGGTCCGTTGTTCCAATAAATCCTGTTAATCTATCTAAAATCTTTTGTGACTCCTGGCTCGTTTGCCAGTCGACAACGTTGGCATTTTCGCGAAATGGATTGTCATTTATTCGATCAGCTAGTTGATTGCGACTCCCGTTAAGAGCAAGCAACAGCTGATATTCCCGGCCGAATGTCATTCTCATTAGTTCATCTCTCCAATGCATGTTCAACTTGCTCCGCGATCCATCGATATGGTACTGCGAATGATCCTAGTGATCGAAGGGTATTGTGGTTAATCATCTTCACATCAGCTCGAATCAATGCTTCTACCGGAGGAACACTTGTCGGGCGGTTTGCATCACCGAGACGAACTGATCGTAAAACAGCTGTTAGTGGGGCAACAACTTGTTCTGCAACGACTGTAGCCGTTGACCTTTTCATTGCAAAGCTCTTTTTAGACTAACAAACACCACATGATCGACTTTTCCGGTTTTTTTCAAAATTCCTTCATCAGCAACCTCAGCATATATCTTTCCGGACGTTACCTTATCGACAGCTCCTCTCATATGAGCTGTTGCGACGCGGTCTATACTACCGCGGTCGATCTTGTCAAGAAGATGAGGATACAAACCAGGTTTAAACATCTAATCGCCGTTCAATCTCATGTTGAATCTGGGAACGGACGTTCGTGTTCGTCGCGCGCTGGGTGGAAAATATCAAATACGAATTCAACACATCAAAACGAATTTTGATTTCAGAATGATATGTGACTTTTTTAGCAAGATCATCCACAAAACAGTTCGTCAATTTCTTAGCTTGATCGCGATCGGATAGCATTATATAAAGCCTTTTCTAAATGATCATCGACGAACGTTATCGAGTTGATCGGCAACCCCATTACTATACCATTCGTCGCAATATTAATCTCAACTTCAACTGCACGGTGGCTTCGATCAACTAACGGAATTACAACTAAAGATTGTGTTATATCCGCAACGCCGTTGATATAATCATCCATTGATATCACCAAGTACCTTTTTGACGGCCGACGCGATGTACCATGCATGCGAGATGCCACTGGCAACAGCAGATCTAGCTTGACGTCGCACAAAAACATCCGCAACATTAATATACTTGCGCTCAAGAGGAGATGTGGTCACCTTTTGTGTTTCTAAGTTGAAATCAACGTCAGGGAAACTCATCGTACTTTATTGCAATAAAAAAAGAGTGCACTTTGTATATCCCACCGCGCTACAGTAATTTCCTTAATGAAAAAATTTCTTATGTAACTGCGCAGCTGCGGGGTACAACAATCCAAATATGCATCGGAAAGAGATGTGGAAATCAGCCGATGGATGTGTACCGCTGGAGGTTGTCCCACCGGTACATCCACATTATTAAATTCTGCCATCATTGCACACTTCGTTCAAGGTTCCCATCATATCCCAGCAAATATTACTGCTAGTTCGTATAGAAGTTAACTTCACAACTGTCTTCCTCAACTTCATCGTGGCAGCCGTATAATACGCATTTGTAAGAGCAGTATACGTAGCAGCATCTATATCCGATTGAGGATTGGTTGGAGAACAATATGGATCATACTTCAAAGTGCGAAACTCCGTTCCATTGCCGATAACTCGACTCACCACGATACCCGCGGCAGTTTGCAAGTACCTGAGTGTCACCAACATTGTACTGACTGATGATGTGTGTGTGACCGCTGATCCAATGAGTGATGTTCGGGTTGTCGAGGATCAGATTGGAAAGGTCCGAACAGTACCCACCATCAATCCCATTGCCAACGTGCTCACGATGCAAGCTCTGGTTCGTCGGCCCATGATGGGTAACGACCAAGATCTTGTTATCAGCGAACTGAGCGGCACACTGAGCAATATAGTCACGTGAGATCTGATGATCATTATACGTGACGGCGGGAGTAAGCGGCTTTCCGATCTCATTGTTCCAAATGATCCGATAGTCGTTCATTCCCTGAGCAACGTTTGCCATTGAGATTGGATTACCACGCTCGAAATCTGTCCATAGAGTTGCACCAACTAATTTATAGTCGCCAACTGTCACACACGTGTTGTTCAGCAACGTGATGTTGTGCAGATTGTTGTCGGCCAAGTACCGACGAAGGTACTCGTCAGTCTTTTGATAGATGCAGTGATAGTGCTCATGGTTACCAAGAACCATGTATATCGCGCTGTACTTGTCAAGCAGCTGTGGCTTGAAATGATCAGCAAGGTACTTACGAAGCTTAATCGCACCCTTATCCGTACGCCATGGCGCAAGACTGAATGCAGTTAGAATGTCTCCAGCAAGAATAAGAACATCGCCGCCCGGATCGTTTGAGAAATCCGGAAAGTCGAGAAACTCAAGATGAAGATCGCTTGTGTAACCTATTTTCATTGTCTATCACTTTCCATATTGTAGTGCGGATCTGTTGATCTAGATCAGTTGCTATTTGTCGGATGTTTCGTGTAACGAATTCGGCGGGCGAACGCAGAGAACAAAACATCGGGAACTCCTCAATCCATATGTTTTGATTCGATATATCCCATGTTGGGGACTCCGTCGCATCATGGATTATCGTTTCGGTTGTCTTTCTCATTTGTAGGGAACCAAATCAAGTAGAACCCGTTCAATCTCATTTGAGGGGGCATGTATGTTGACCTGTGTGATCCTAACAGCTCCACCTCGCGTCTGAGCATCACCGGCCTTTGTTGTTCGAAACCAGACTTCAAAATACATCAATTGATATGTGGTTGCATTTGTTGTGGGCACCGGAGGCGACTTTATCGGGACGAATGGTTTATGCACTGTTCTATTGCACTCTCGATTAAAAATCGAATTACAAAACGATCTATTGTTCTTGTCGCATCGCGCACGTCGCAATACGCAATTTGGGTCACATGAAGTGCTCCGTGATTTGCGGAGATCGTTTTCGATGTCAACGAGTCGCTTATTGAAGCGGTTCGTGCATCAGCGTCTGCGAATGGACCATTTGACATTTGGTCAATATCAACTACAATCGACCAAATGTCAACAGGGACGGTAACTACTTGAAAATGCTAATGATATCGTCAAATGCGCCGCGAAGGTACTTCTGCATTTCCTCTGGGGTAGCATCCTCAATACCGTCACGGTCGGAATCGCCGTCCTTAATGATCTTGCCCTTCTTGTGAGCAGGCGCCGGAGGAGGTAAAACACTATCAACTGCATCTTTGACATACTTGCCAATCTCAGCTGGCGTGGCGTCCTCGATGCCGTCATGGTCAGAGTCATTTTCAACGACTGGCTTCTTGGTAACCGGAACAACAACTGGCGCAGGAATCGTATTTGCAACTGGAGCCGGTGTAACCGGAACAATAACTGGTCCTGCAGGAATAGTATTTGCTACCGGTTCAGGAGCCTTAACAGGTCCGCTATGCTGAACAAACGGCTCGTTATTCGATATTGCATCAATTACGCCCTGCAGGTAATCTTGAATCCCCTGCAGCTTAACCTGAGTTGTCTTTAGCTTGTCTTCCATCGTCGATCTCCTTAGTTATATTCGTTTGTCTCGACGAGATCACTGTACTGCTGATACTCAATTCGGCCGAGTGGATTGTAAATCTTAACGGTGACAGATGTTGCCTGTGGATCAAGCGATGCAACATACTTTGGATCAGTCAAAGCATATGCGCTATCACGATCGTCAAATTCGAATGTTAGTTTGTCTAGTTTTACATCATCCCACAGATACATCTCAACAACATAGACTTTTCTTTCGCTAGGTCTACGGCGATGTGGCATTGAAGTATCCTTTCCAGATTCTTTTTGTGTTGTTAGTATACTTATGAAGAGCGTCCTGATTAAGTCCCACATTCCAATCCGCATTGTCGTATGCTCTCTGTAATTTCGCTACTATGTCCTTGCTGTCTGTTGGATCAGCACTAAACCATTTCGAACCCCATGGGATCTCGTTTGTCGTAACAATTGGTACCCCCTGAGTAACCAAGTCTGCAGCAACGATATTAAACGTCTCGGTGAATGTCACCTGCATTCCTATATCCATTTGGCCGCATGTTTTTAAGAAGTCTGCGCGTTCTGTCCACTTGTGAACGACCATTCTATCACCACGATCAAACAAATGTTCAAACAGTCCTCTAAGATTGTTGACGACTGGCTGGCCCTTCATTTCAACACGGCCAGCATTGACATGGAATGCCAATTTTTTACCGTTGTTATGAGCAAACTCAGCAGCTGCAATCGCCTGCATCAGATGATTCTTCAAAGGACGAATTGCTCCAAAGCATCCAACGTCAATCACATCTTTCTTCTTGTTAAGCTTCTTAGCCGGGCGATAATCATCCTGCGGATAGAAGTTTGGAAGATAGACAACCTTCTGCTTGATCTGCTGTTCGCTGTACCCAAGTAGCTTTGCAAATGTTTCAATCTCTCTCAGCATACGTGGTGCATTTGGCGCAAGGACGATATTATCATGTGCAAGATAATCACCAAACCAACTAACGGCGATTCCTTCATTTGCCATAAACGGAAGTTCGCTGTGAATACGAACAATCCAAGTTACTTCTGGGTGCAGCTTTGCAAGGATATCAAATTTCGATGGGACAACCCACAGCGCTTCAATAATACAATGAGTAGGACGATAGTTAGTCACCTCGCGATCAATATCATTGTTATCCTTGACAACAACAAGACGAGAATTATGGCCAATCTCTCTTGCCATTTCACAGACAAACGTTGCTGAGTTATACAACCCAGTTGTTAGACCAATCGTCGAATGAGCGACTGCATTAAAGTCCTCTCGTCGCTTCAGTACAAATAAAATTCTAGACATCTAGGCTCCTCAAGACAAAGAAAGCGCGCCAGTATATAGCGCGCTCTCATAAAATAGACTTACTTCATTTTGCTGTTACTTGCTTGGGGTTGTTCCACCAGGTGGTGTTGATGTAATTGTACGAAGAATCGCCATTACAATTGAAGCACCGATTGCAACTAGCCCTGCAGGCTTGTCCATGATCGTGTTCCAATCAACCGTTGCAAGGACACCAAATGTCGCCATTAGCGCTGCAGCGATGTAAGTTCTATATCCTACTAGTCCAGAAAACATTGCTAGATCTCCCTTAACATATGTGTATTTCGGTAGTACTATTTAGCTTTCTGAATCTTTCATCTGCCTGTACGCTTGTATCACTGGGTCGTTTCTGACCCATTTCTCAAGGTCAATTTCATGTAAATTGATCTCGGTTTTAAACCATCGAGGGACAGCACGAGTTTTAATTGGTTCTATTGAAAACTCGACAGCCGTCTCATTAAACCCAGATTCGGTGACAGGGATTGGTTTAGCAAGGAGATCGGATACACGAATTGCAGGGGTCGCTATTGCTGCCCCTGCAATTGATCTTAGTAGTGCTCGACGTGATATCATACGTCGTAGCGAGGATTCATAATTGTCTTTAACATGATCGAACGAGGAGTAAACTGCTCGAGATCATTTGCCAAAACAGCCTTAAGGATCGTTGGTGAGAATCCTGAAACCAATGCGACGCCATTGTCTGTTGATCTTGCTGGGACGTTGTCCGTTCCATTCAAGTTCCAGAAGACAATCTTCGGCACAGCGTATCCAGCGTTTGCGTACTTACGCTCGATCATCTGTTTTGCGTTGTCATCATACGATGTGCAGCGGTCAAACTGCATGTCCGATAGAATCAACAACGTGTCTGGCATGTCTGACTGAGGAACACCATTGCGACCTGCAACCTCAAGAATCTTATCAAGAGCAGCATGAAGATTGGTGTTCATCTCCCAATGAGACTTCGTCATCTGGTCGATTTTCTGATTGATCGTACCATTCAAAACAACAAGCTCAGGACGTCCAGAGAACGTCAAAAACGTATCCTTGAATGGGCCGGTGTTCTTGTCTGCACAATACAAACCAAGAGATACCGATACTTCAAGAGCAGTTGTCTTGCCACCAACAACCGAAGTCATTGATCCAGAAACGTCAACAAGGGGAAGTACCTTGCTATCACCAACATAGTTTGGCAACGCAGCCCACTGAGCAGTAATCAAATCAAGCTCATTCTGCGTCCACGTTGTAACACGATTGTAGTAACTGGTGTTGAGTGAGATACGTCCCTTAAGAACATCGTGTGGGAATATAGCAGAGGCGTTGACCTTTGCTACCTTGCCATCAATCTTCTCCCCAGTCTTTAGAGCCTGGATGTACTCACCGTACTTCGGCGTGTGGCGACCAAATGCCTTCTTGTATCGAGCAG